GGCGAAAGAATCGTCCAGCTGGGACTGCAAAGCCACAAATTCACGACAGCGGAGAGCAGCGAGTTCATCGAATTCTTGCTGGCATGGTCAGCAGACAAGGGCATTGATGTTTCCTAAACACCAGTAACCCAAGCAACAATACCCGTAAACAATCGAGATCACTATGAACCGAAAATTGCTATTAGACACCCTACGTGCTGAATACATTTTGCAAAAAGCAAGATGCAAAGGCGCTCAGAATGCTTATGAGACTGAATATGTTGAGCAATTTACTCAACTGGCAGGAGCTTACAGCGGCCATAAATTTGTTGTAAATTTTGCAGACAACGTAGTGCGAGTTGGCGTAGTTGAAAGTCCTAAGTACACAAGCTACTGGGGAAAAGAAGTAATCGAAGTATACGGACGATGGATATTAAAAAACGGAAAACTAAGTAAAGTCGTACAAGAACTTTTTACTGATCTTCATTGGCACAATGGACATGTAAAAAAGTTTACAGAAGGCAAGGTATAAATTACAAACAAGGGCATCGATGTTTCCTAAACACGCCTATGTGCGCGACAAAGCCCTGCTGAAACGGGTGGCGCAGCTGGATTGCCAGCACTGCGGCAGCGAGGAAATGGTGCAGGCAGCGCATAGCAATTGGGGCGGAGGAAAGGGACGGGGAATAAAAGCTGATGACAACCTGGTAGCCGCGCTATGCCTGAAATGCCACTGGGAAATAGACCAGGGCCACACATTGACCAAAGAGGAGCGACAAGCAATGTGGCAAACGGCATATGAAAAGACAAAAGAAGTGTTATATTGATGATATTCTTGGCTAGTCCCCGTTTTTTGGACACTTATGAACATTGACGACATTGCAGAGTTCATTGCCCAGCTGTTCCACAGCAGCACGGTGACGCATCTACTCCACCTGAGTACCGATAGCTACAGCAAGCACAAGGCGCTGGGCAAGTATTACCCGCAGATCGTTGAACTGACCGACAAGTTTGCTGAAAACTTCCAGGGCAAGTACGAGAAGATTAAAAAATACCCAGAAGAATTCCATAGCGCCACTGACCCAATTGCTTATCTGCAAGGCATCCAGGCGTTTGTAACCGAGGCACGAGTGTCATTGCCTGAAGACACAGAATTGCAAAACATTGTTGATGAAATCGCAGAACTCATTAACTCTACTCTGTACCGACTGCGCTTTTTGGAGTAAACATGGATAGCAAAATGGAAAAGATGGAAAAGATGGAGCCGAAAAAGGCTGAAAAAGCACCAATGCAGCCAATGATGAAGGCCAAAGCGCCTGCGCCAATGAACTACAGCGGCGGCAAATCTAATGGCGGCAGCTGCTACGACCACGGGCGTAAGAGTAGCCAATGAATTGTTCTGGGTGCAAATACTTCCAAGACCAGGCCATCATGGGCGTCTGTCGGTTGTATCCAATGACTCAAAACAAACACCGAAATGATTGGTGCGGTCAATTTGCTGCAATTGAAGACAGAAAAGTTGCAGAAGTACCTGTGTACGACATAATGACCGACACCAGCAAACCGCAAGTTGTTGCCCGAATCAAACGAAAGTACGAGCGTAAAAATGTTCAAACCACTGCGTGACCGTGTTGTTGTAAAGCCCCAAGTTCGCAAGTTAAGCGACCTGATCTACATTGACAACAAGGAACCCTTCAACGAAGGCACTATAGTGGCAATAGGCCCACTGGTGACGGATGTGGCAGTTGGTGACTTTATTAAGTACGGCAACGGCGATTATCTGAACTGGCCGACTCAGACGGAAAATGGCCAGGATTACCAAATTATTCAAGAAGCCGACATTTGTGCGGTAGTGGAGTTTGAAGATGGCGACTAAACCAGGGCTCTATGCCAACATTCACGCCAAGCAGGAGCGCATTGAGCGCCAAAAAGATGCTGGCAAGACACCAGAGCGCATGAGGTCACCAGGCGCAAAAGGCGCACCCACTGCCGCGGCGTTCAAGGCCAGTGCTAAAACCGCTAAGAAATAATGGCAAAGCACGACAAACCTATTGCCCACACCACGACAGGTAAAGGCAAGAACTACAACGCCACTGAAAAGGGCGCTGGTATGACAGCGGCTGGCCGTGCAGCTTACAACGCAGCAAACAACTCAAATCTAAAACCACCAGCCCCAAACCCCAAGACCAAGGCAGACGCAGGCCGCAAAGCCAGCTTTTGTGCGCGAATGGAAGGGGTGGTGCAAAACGCCAAAGGCCCAGCAGAACGGGCAAAGGCATCATTGAAAAACTGGAACTGTTAAAAAGGAAACATCATGTCAAACTCAGTCGCTACCGGCGTTGCTTACTCCGACCCCGAATTCACTACCTGCTACGCAAGCCAAGAACTTGGCTATTCAAGCAATGCACAAGGAACAATTACTCAGCTAAGTAGCAAATCAACAGGCGTGACTCTCAACAAGTCTGCTGGTCAAATCACAATGGATGCCGCATCTTTGGCCGGGGCAACCAACGTAACGTTTACGCTGACCAATTCGCTACTTAGCGCAAAAGACGTTGTTATTCTGAACGTGGCATCTGCCAACGCTACAGCCGGTGCTTACAACGCCTGGATTAGTTCAATGCTGGCCGGTAGCTGCACTATCACTTTGCGTAACATCACAGCTGGTCCTTTGCTTGAAGCAGTCGTGATTAACTTTGCGATCATTCACAACGCTTAATGTATCCTGGCCAAAACCTAATCAGCCAGATGCTGCCTGCCAGCAGGGATATACGTCGTTTCCAGCAGCAGATGCAACAGGGAGGCAATGACGGTTATCAAAACAATGCTGGATACGCTAGCCCAAGTGGGCCAGATGCAATGGGACTAGGCCCAGCACAAGATCGGTCTGGTTTGCGTGATGCGTTAAACAGTATGCCGCCTGCGCTCAGTTTTGGCCTGGGAATGGTTCCCGTTATTGGCAAAGCATTTAGTCTTGCAAATGCCGTTAATCGCGGTTTGAATATGTCTGAAGCCAGACAATTAGCCCCTGCTAATCAACAAATGTCTGAGGTAAGACAATCGTTCCAGGCAGGCGAAAAAGGCGGTCTAGGCGGTGTTGCTGAAGACACCGGGTTACAAGGCCAGTTCAACACGGGTCAAACAGGCTTGTACGGTGATGCAGCTGCTGGCGGCGGCACTTACGGCGGTGGTGCTGGCGCTCCTGGGGCTAACGCTGACAGCTATGGTGGCGGTGATGCAGGTTTTGGCGGCAATAGTCAAGCATTTGCAAATGGTGGTCTTGTAAAGCTAAAAGATTTGATTCAACCAGCACCAGGCCCAGACGATGGTTATGCAACACTGCAAGACGGTGAATACGTCATCAAGAAAGACGCTGTAAAGAAGTACGGCATCAAGATGCTGGAAAACATCAACCAGCGCAAAGTATCAAAAAAGCAAGTAAGCAACTTCTTTAAGAATCATGGCTGACAACCGCCTGAGTACGTTTTTGCCCAACCGCAGCGTCATGGGCGCAAAAATGTTGCAGCGTCCAGCAGACCCTTACCTGCGCCAACAAGCACCCGAGGTTTATGGCGCACTGTCTGGATTGATGGGAACAGCACCAGACCAGCAGGGCAGCGTATTAGACCCAAACACCGCAAGAGCAAGAGCAGGCGCTGAGATAGGGTTCCCGCTTGGTACCGCACTACAAATGCTGCCCTTCTTTGGCCCTGCCAAGACAGGCGCTATGGTCGTAGGACGAGCCGGCGAACGACTTGCAGAACGTGTTGTACCTCAGATTATGGAACGTGGCGGCATGGGCGCTGAGATGCTGCAAGGCATGAGCAGGGGCACTGTTAGCCCATTAGATGTGTATCACGGTACACCACATATTTTTCCACCAACAGCAAGAAACCCGCTTGGTGAGTTTGACGCTAGCAAGATTGGCACTGGTGAAGGAGCGCAGGCTTACGGACACGGAATCTACACCGGAGAGGCCAAGAACACTGGCAGGCGGTATCAAATGGGATTGACGCAAGGCTTGGGGCAAGAAGTTTTGTATAAGGACAAGTCTTTGAATGATTTGTACAGTCAAATTGAGAATAAGGCAATCAAGTTATCTGGCAAAGCCGCTGACATTGAAAACCAAAAGTTGCAATTGGTTGAGCATATGATGCTTGACAAGTCACCAGAAGAATTGGTTTCTTATGCCAAAGAAACAGGATTTGATCCATCTGTCGTTAAGTGGATGGAAACTGACGTAACTCCCAACATTAAGATACCAGGCTCACTTTACAAAGTAGACCTACCAGACGAGCAAATAGCCAAGATGCTTGATTGGGATAAGCCGTACAGTGAACAGCCTCCAAATGTACAGGCGGCTTTAAAAAGCATTGTTGAATCTGAGTACACTCCAAAACTAGCGCAATCACTTAACATATTAAGCAAAAATCCTCTTTCTCATTCGTTAGGTACTCTTAATGACCAATTGGGTGGTCAACATATTACTGCTACTTATTTGCAACAAGCAGGAATCCCCGGCATTAAATACTTGGACGAAGGCAGCCGTGGCGCTGGCAAAGGAACCCGCAACTTTGTTACCTTCCCCGGCGAAGAAAAGAACCTGACCATATTGGAACGCAACGGGCAGCCGTCGGCATTGAAAGCAGAAGAAACTTACGCTGGCTTTGCAACACCAGAACAATACAGCGCAGCAAGATTTCAAGGCAGCATGGACGCCGAACGCTGGCCTGCGGCATGGCAAAGAGCCGGGGCAGTAACGCCAGAGGAAATTCTTCGTGGCAAAGGTATAGTACAACCGCCGCCGACTCAGCGCGACAAAGACTTGTATTTGCTTGAAAGCCGATTTTCTGGATACATGGATGCGTCAAAAGCACGTCAATTTCTTGAAAACAACATGCTGAAAGCAACAAAAAAAGAAAAAGATTTGCTTAAAAAGTATTACGACGCATCAGGTAAATTCATTGCACGAGAAGAATTACCGGTTCAACAACAAAACAATCTTAATTCATTCATTCGGTGACAACAAAGCAAATTTGAATTACAATTTCTTGGTCAAGTGCTGCAACACAAGACGGTATGAGGCTACTTTCTCATGCGTTACCCCACAAGGGAACTGATGTTGCAGCATCAGAACGCAGTAGAAAGTGGCTTTTTGCGTTCCAGTACCGATTGCTGATGGCGAAACAATGAACCCTGTTACGGTTGCTATCGAGAGAAGTGATGCGCTTACTCACAAGCCAGCGCGAGAACTTGCAGGCGGTATCTCAGGAACAGAGCAGAACGGTGATGTGACGATTAGCCCAACGATACGGGCGCTCTGGAAATGGAAGCCTGACCTTATGGGTGCAGTAGTCGAAAGATGGCTGAAGTCGGGAATATCACCCGCTTGGCTTGTGCTATGGTTAAAATGCAACAAATGCAATCACATTTCCCCTATATAAAATGATTGAGCATGAAGTCACCTTTGAAAAGCAACGTTTGGTTGAAAGCACTAGCGGGTTAGGCTTGCCCCACGAACAGATAGCCATTCTGGTTGGGATAGACGATAAGACGCTTCGCAAGCACTACCGCACTGAGTTAGACCTGGGCAAAGCCAAAGCAAATGGGCAGATAGCCCGGACACTGTTTGACAAGGCAACTAGCGGCGACACTACGGCACTGATCTGGTGGACAAAGACGCAGCTGCGATGGGCCGAGACTGTCAAGCAAGAGATAACCGGCAAAGACGGTGAAGCGCTCCAAGGCATCCAGGTCACATTTGTAAAGCCTAATG